ATTTTTTGGAGGATATATTCGGCGATCGTGAAATCGACTCAATAAACGATGCAGACAAAGAACGGATCAGAGCGTTTGTGGCGCAGATTTATGCGGAATGGGACGAGAAGTACGAACAGGAGGAAAAGAACAATGAGTGAAAGAATAACGATGGGACAGCTACTCGATTTGATAGACAATAGCCGTGAAAGCGAAGAAATGGTGTGTCTTATGAGGGACGGACAGGTACAGGCAAAAGCGATGGTGTGTTCCGAGATTTGGTTGGCATTGGAGGAGCGCCCAGTGAACAGCATACAGGCAGAGGACAATATGCTGAAAGTATGGCTTGATTAGGAAGCAGAAAGCGAGGGTAAGAATGGCTAAAGAGTGGGAAGTTGAAGCCACCATAGAGATTAAAACATCGTTCTATTGCGACACAAAGGAAGAAGCTGAGAAAGAAGCACATAAATATTTATCAGAACTATGTCAAGGCTTATATCCTGATTGCTGTTCCAATAATTACGAGATTGAGGCTATATATAGTTATTCAGAGGATTGCGAGGGAGAAGATGGCTGAATGGTTAGAGCGACAAGTTGTACCAGTACGGAAATCCGGCATTGAGGAAGTGCAAGTAGCGAAATGCCCGTACTGTCAACGTTATCACACTACACCGTATATGTACTACTTCACGGAGTACAAATTTTGCCCGAATTGCGGGGAAAAAATAGGTGAAACTGAATTTGTACGTCCATCATTGTTTGGTGATGATTAAGGAGGCAGAAGTATGACGAAAATTGAAAATCACATTGATACTCTTACGCTAGAACTCGAAACCAAAGTTACCGAAACGGCAGACGATTTTATTTTTACGACTGTTCGTAAGTGGATGGAATCGGAACGGGTGGTTGGAAAGAACGCAATATCCAAAAGAATACTAATTCGTGCTATGCACTTTTATATGACAGAACACGCAGACGAGTATCAAATGTTATCTTTGGAGTGTGCGGATAGACTAAAGGAGGCAGAAAAAGAAAACGCCTGAATCCGAAGAAACAGGCGTTAGTCGAGAAATCTTACGATTCCTCCGTGGCAAGTGCATTATAACACGGCTACGGAGGATATGCAAGGCAAAGGAGGCAGAAAATGATTAGTAAAACTTTATATGTTTGTGAAGTCTGTCATACGGAATATGCAGACAAAAATGAGGCAAAAAAGTGCGAGGAAGTACACAAAAAGGGAATGAATTATAAGATTGTTAAGCAAAGATTTCTGAGTTATAAGCAAGACAAAAGCGGATTCCCTGTGACAATCACGATTCAGGATCAGGCCGGAAACACGGCAACATATAAGAGGTGAGGAATAGGAGGCAGACAATGACAAAGAATGAGTTAATGTTATTTGTCTGGAAAAAAGTTACTGTGTATTTCAATGACGGAGAAATGATATATGGCACGTTAGGATATGCTGATGAGTTTTCGGAAAAACAAAATTACCGCAAGCTGAATTATTTCTATATTGGCGATACATCATTTAAGGTGAGCCATGTTAAAAAGGTGGTAAGTAAATGAGTGCATGGAAAGAATGGCAAGACGGACTTATTTCTGAGGGCGACTACAAGGCAGATTGCGACTTAGACGATTGGCGGGCAGATATTGCAAGGCATAAGTTAGGCTTAGTCGAGGATGAAGAAGAGGACGAAGAAAGCGAGGACGAGAGCGAGAATGAGTGACGAGGAATTGATTGAGGCTATGGCGAAAATCAAGAAACATTGCGCTAAAAGTCCGTGTGTTGATGTTTGCGTATTTTTCAACAAGGACACAAGAAATTGCCTTTTTGAATTTGACGCACCGTGCGACTGGGACTATCCGCAAGGCGATTATGATTTGCCGATTTATAAGGAGGATTGCGATGGTGAGTGAAGGGCATTATCAGTATGCTGTTTTTGATGATTGCGGAAACCAAAAATCTATTCATACAGGTTCACTTAGAAGAGCGGTTGAAACAAAGAAAGTCTTGGAAACATTCGCTTGCAACAAAGGAAAGAAACTGATTGTTAAAAAACGCCTTATTATGGCGTGGGAGCCGGTGGAGGACGGTGAAGAACAGGAGGAAGAAGCATGAACGAGGAAGAGATGAAAGCTGTTGTCAGGGCGACGATCAAAGAGCTCAAAAAGAGCGGGATGCTCCGAGATCCTGATGATTTGATCCTCGAGGATATGTCGGAAAGACTGAGAAGATTTTTCCGGGGAGATACAGACATTGAGCTCGGAAAGGCTCTCCAGGAAATCAGCGGAGACTATTACTTCGAGATCATTCCGCTGCACTACAAGAACGGCATGACTATCGATGCGATCGCCGATTACATGAGAGCGGATCGTTCAACGATCATTCGGAACAAAAAGAGACTCGTTCTTGGGATCTATCGGATCATGGAGTAAAAACGGAGTGAGGCTGTCAGAAATGGCAGCCTCTTTTTTTGCGTTCCATGTGGAACGCCCAATAGCGAAAATCCTTCGAATTTTAGCCGAGGATTGAGTTTTTAAGTCTCAGACGATAATTTATACCTTTGACACATAAAAATTGATTCTAGGCGAAATTTGCGACTGTGCGCTACTGAAAAAGTGAAAAACGTATGTTATGTTTTAATTAATCTGTCAGAGGGAGGGTTTTTAAAATGGATTTTTCACAGTATATCAAGCCTGAATTATTAATATTAATCCCTGTGCTTTTTGTGCTTGGTGAGATCATCAAGCGGACGGAGATTGTCAAATCGAACTGGATTCCTGCGATCCTGGGAGCAACAGGCGTCATCATGTGCGCTCTTTATGTTTGGGCGACTTCCGGATTCTCGCCGATGATGCTCTTTGTGGCATTTACACAAGGAATTCTCGTAGCAGGAGCGAGCGTCTATGTCGATCAGATCATCAAACAGGGAATCGAACTGAAAAACGGAGGGACGAAATAATGGATTGGGGGACTGTACTCGTCGCGGTATTGTCCTTCGCCGGAACTCTGATCGGAGGATTCTCCGGATTCCGTTTGATCGAATACCGCGTGAAAAAGCTTGAGGAAAAAGTTGACGCTCATAACAACGTGATCGAGAGAGTTTTTATTCTTGAAGAACACGACAAGATGCACGACGAGCGAATCAAAGAGATCGAGAGCGATCTCAAAGGGGCATAAATGGCATAAATAGAATTGCGGGACACGATTAAAAAAGGGGTTGACCGAATGGGTCGAAAAAGTAAATACGAATCACACGTCAAGCCGTTTTTGACTCAAATTTCCGAATGGATTTTAGACTACGACGAGGCCACAATCGCGCGGGAAAAACTCGGAATAGGCGTCTCGACTTTCGAAAATTACAAAAATAAATACCCGGAACTCCGAGAAGCGTTGAAAAACGGGCGTTTGAATTTGGTATCGGAGTTAAAAATGAGCCTGAGAAAGAAGGCTCGCGGATATTACTACGAGGAAACAAAAGAGGTCATAAAAGACGAGGCCGGATTAATCACGCGGACAACGGAAAAATACAAAAAGTATGCTCAACCGGATGTCGGCGCTATTCACTTGCTCCTAAAAAATCTCGACCCCGAATGGAGGAACGACGACCGGACCACGGTCGAGCTTAAAAAAAGACAGGTCGAGCTCGCAGAGAAAAAAGCGGAAAGCGATTCTTGGTGATGGAGGGAAAATCATGTTTGGATTTAACGACAATTTGAGCAAAGCGCAGGCTCTTTCCGGGAAGGCCGTCAAAACTTTCCGCGTGACAGATGTCAGCTTTGCGGCTATGGATTACGACGCGCACAAATATTTCACGATTCCGGGACCGGAAAGCGAAGATGCTGATGTTCTCGTACTGATCGGAGTGGCAGCGGAAGCTCAGGGCGGAAACGTCCTCAATCAGACCGTTCTCCATGTCGGAGCAACAAAAGCTCCTGATTCGTTCATGGGGATCACGCTTTATATGCAAAAAAATCAGAGCGGAGACTTTGATTGCGCAGTACATCGTTACGGAAACGACACAAACGCGAGGACTTTCAGCGCAATCAATTTTACTGTGCTCTATGCGAAGAGATAAGGGGGAGCGTTATGGGATGGATCAATACGAGAGCGAAAACGTGGGATGAAGCTGTCAAGCGTGCGATGTACGCATACACGCACCAGGCGGAATTTGCCTATTTCTACGGAGCCAAAGGACAGATCCTGACGGACGAGGTCATGGATTCCTTGATCGCATGCGAACCGAATTATTTCAAAAAATATTCGCCGAATGAGCTTGAGGAGATCAAACGGAACTCGCGCGGAAGACGCGGCTTTGACTGCTCCGGATTTATCGGCAATTATTGCCTCGGAGTTGAAGGCTATTCGGCATTCCTGATCGCTCAGACCGTGAACAAAACGAGAGATATGTATAAAGACACGGCCGGATGCCTGCTCTATACAACGAGAGGCGGAACATCACGTCACATCGGGATCGATGTGGGCTATGGATTCTGCATCGATACCGCCTGCGAGTCGACAGACGCGCACGTGTGGAGAGCGGAGCAATACCGGATCGGAAAGATCCCGAACGCTCAAGGGAGCGCCGGAATCCGATTCTACAAGATGAACGAGCCGGAGAATCAGACGACTCCGTGGGAGCTTGCAGGACAATCGATCTATGTTTCCTACGAAGGAGCGGACGCGAGATAAATGTATGATCTTTTTACGTTTTATCGGAGCCGGGAATGGCAGGCGCTTTGTGCGCAGATCAAACAGGAGCGCGTCAATGAGGACGGGCAGCTGATTTGTGCATATTGCGGAAAGCCGATCGTGAAAGCGTATGACTGCATCTGTCATCACAAAAAGCATCTGACAGAGGAAAACGTCAATGATTTCTCCGTTTCCCTCAATCCTGAGAATGTGGATCTCGTCCATCATAGATGCCACAATTATATTCACGACAAACTCGGCTACTCGAAGCGGGAAGTTTTCATCGTTTACGGTCCGCCACTTGCTGGGAAAACAACGTGGGTCCGAGAGAATATGTCCGAGGGTGATCTCGTGATTGACATTGATTCCATCTGGGAATGTATCTCCGGAACTGATAGATATGTCAAACCGAATACATTAAAACCGATTGTTTTCAAGATTCGAGATCTTTTGCTTGATTCTGTGAAATACCGACTCGGAAGGTGGAATAACGCATATATAATCGGCTCTTATGTTTATCAATCAGACAGAGAGAGAGTAATAAAAGATTTAGGAGCGAAAGAGATATATATTAATACTCCTATGATTGAATGTATCAATCGATTAAATAATCTCGATGATAAAAGAGATCATGATGAATGGTTGAAATATATTCAAGAGTGGTTTGAGAAATATAGTGGTGATTAAAATGGGATCGAATCAAAATACCCCTCCCCCTATCGGTCAAAATATATCTTTTTGGGGTAC